AATGTTTTATTTAATACATCTGTATGCCAACCTGCTCCTTTAAACTTAATAAGCATCTGGTTTTCAACTGTGAATTCATTGTTATCATCAAGTATAGTTGGCCATCCATTAATTTCTATATCTGTTATTGGATTCTTAATTGCTCCTGTCCATATACTTTCGTATATAGGTAATTCCTCTACCCAATGATAGTTTATATAATTTACAAACTTATCAAAATCAATTGGCGGACTATAACTATATCTACTAGACGAATATGCTGAATTATAATTATATGTACTAAAATTATTATCAATAGCATGTGCAATATCATCAAATGCCAGCATTTTAGTTATGTCTTTATTTTTATTATAAGAAACAATAGCAGGTGTTAATTCATTTTCAGTTCTAATATTTTTACGAAATTTAGGTTCTATATATGTGTCGGTTGCTTTTGCAACTAATCCATCTCTGCTTCCAACAAATCCATTAATATCTTCTAACGGTCCTTTTGAAACCATTTGATCCATTGTACTGTCTAACCAACTTTTGTTTAGTTCGGTTTGAAATACACTTGGTAAGAATTTACTAGTTTTTATATTGTTAACTGGATTTTGTCCTGATTTCTTTTTAGCCATTAGTATGTTCCTGCTTTAATATTTTCGTCTGTTATATTTGTAATAATATCTATATCATTAACATTTATATCTGGTATAATAAGTTCGTCTGTATTAGGTTTGTATTCAAACATATCTCCAAATACACTGCCCGAACTTTGAGGTACAATAACAAAACTACTTAACAGTCCTGGAAGTTGTTTATGTACGTAAGCTGCTAACTCTGTGAAGTAAAAAGTTTCACCAAAGTCCCAATTACTAGAATCAAAGAAATCATCTATTGCAGTAACTACTTTTGATTTTAAATCACTATCAGTAATAGTTGCACCAAATAATTTAATTATTCTAAATCTTGCTCTAAGATGTGGTTCAGCTAAACTACCAAATAGAGGTTTATATTTTACTGGTTTATATACAATAGTATCACTGATTGCTTTTTTATCTATTACACCACTAAATTGTGTGCCTAATTGATAACTTGTTGGTGGCAATGGTTCTTCTGCTACTGTACCCTTAAGATAATTTTTATATTGTGTGTCGTATGTTTTTGATAAAGCAAACACATCAATAATATTTGTAAAACTAGGATCAACTACTTGATTATCAGCTGCTATATGTTCCCATTCAAATTTTAAATTGTCTACTCCATTGTATCCATCTACTGTTGAAGAACCAATTACGTTTTTAAATACTTCTGGGTCATCTGGTCTGCTGTCAGCATTCCCATCTATTAGTGTTAATCTATAATTAGTTGAATCTGAATTCTCAAATCCATATACATAAAATTTACCTAATGATGTTAAAAAATCACCATCGGCTCCTACTAAACTAATTATATCTCGTTTTGCTTTTTTAGTATAAGTTCCTATTTCAACTTCGTTTTGAATATTTCCTAATTTAACTGAACTGCTTGTAAAGTTAAATCTTATTGTTCTCAAATAAATGTCGTATGTTGACCCAGTAAAATTAAAATGTGCTATCCAACTTAAATCGTTATCAGAAAAAGCTAAATCGTCAAACCTAGCACTCGGATCAAAAGGACTACTTGGAGAGCTATCAATTAACCATGCTCTGTTTTTAAAATCATATTTTAAAGAAAATGTTCTTTTTGATTTTATGTATGAAATAAGTAATGCTCTTTCATCGTTTGAGAAATTTCTCGACAACGCAGGGTATATAATTTCTATAGTACTTTGATCTGGAACAGTTGCGTCTAACACAATAGAACCCGTACCATCTGCACGTTTTCCTGTAGGTTCACCTGCGTTTGTTCCTGTACCTTCAATTCCTAGTCCATGAGAGAAAGTATCAATAACTTTTGCCCATATAAATGTATTGTCTTCTTTTCTAAATTTAATTAATGCTCCTGGTGTAAAATATTTCATATATCCAGATGCCGTGCTACCTACTCTAGTAACTGCACTTGGTGTTCCAGACAACAAGTATCCAGTTTTAATACCACTTGCAGTTGTACTAGGACTTTGCCAAGTATATGTTGAGTTAGAAAGCACGTTTGCATTACTGTCCATGTGACCTTCTGCATCTGCTAATGCATAAAATGAATCAGCAAAGTTTTTATAATATAAATTTACAAACTCATCATTGTGTAATAATTCTTTAACATATTTTTCGTAAGTTATTTCTGCTGTATCTGTTGATGCAGTTGATATCTGTACTAGATTATCTTTTGCAAGTAGTGTTGCATCATTGCTTGCCATATATAAGTTACTATATGTTCCTGTAGGATCATAAAACTTTGAGTACCTGCTGTGTCCACTAAATGTTCTATTAATACTTTTTATTTTAATGATACCACCGTTGGTAGTACCTAGCATAGTATTGTAGTCTTGGGCAGTAATCATTCTGTCTTGACTAGCATAATTTCTTGGAGCATTTTCTTTTATTTCGTCTATACTCTCATTTGAACTTGCAGTTGATACTGATTGTTTAAGTTGTAATTTAAATATGGCTGTGTATGTATTGCCATCATATCCTGTATAATTTACTTGTACTTTTTTACTTGGAATGTCGTCTGGTCTTAAAACATATGTACTGTTGACACTTGGTCTGTACCAAACTCTAACAACATCTTTTGGAATATTACCAAATGTATCATCAGGAAATAAAATTGATATTTGATTATCTTTTCTCGTCTTTACACTGAATATATTTCTTTCACCAGTTGAAAGGTTATTGTAAATTACATTACTGTTTACATCTGTTACTTTAGTCCAATGCTTTACAACATTTCCTGTATCGTTAATGTTTTGCACCCACACATCTGTTGTATTAATATTATCTACATCAACGTCTAATGAAGTACTGTTAATTGGTGTACTAATAGGAAAGTCTTGATATGCAAGTGTTCCTTGTTTAACTCCAAAGAAGAATCCTGTATTAACACTATTAATGCCTTTGCCATCTTGTTTGAAGTATATTCCAAAACTTCCTACTGGGTCAGGAGCCTTTTCCATAAATGTTCCATTCTGAGTGTCGTAGTCACTGCTTATAACATTAAATGATTTTGATGCTCCATTGACAGAACCGTTAATATCAAATTTGATTTGATTTGGTTCATTGTTTAGATCATAAAATTCTGTTTTTATATTGTTAACTACTACTGCTTTTTTTGGACTACCGTATTGATTACTATTTTGTAATACTGAATTTACAATGGTAATAAAATCATCTAAGTTGTTTACATTATTTGATATTTCGTATTTAATTTCATTTCCACCTAAACTAACTCCTGCACTACCAATAACTGGTTCGTTTGTTGTTACACTTGTTACTTTCATTTCACCGTACGCTGGCACATTACGTCTTGGCTGGTAGCCTAAAAATTCTGCTAACTTGTAAACACTCTCTTGTCTTTCTGCGGTACTTAAAAAATTGTTCCTCGCATTCATATCTACTCGATATGCTAAGTTGTGACCAAATTGTGCAACTACATCTAGTAGTGAAACAAATTCGGATGATTCTACCCAGTCATTGTAGTTTTCTGGATAATTGTTGCGTACATAGTCGACCATTGCAGTTCTAATAGTATCAAAGTCAAATGCTTGAAAGTTTGCATTGATATATGATTCGTATACAACTGTAAAGTCCTCTGCCGCAAATAGTTTATTTTGTCTTGATTTCTGTGCCATAATTAAAACTCTGCGTTTTCTGTAAATTCTCTGTCGAATTTAATCTGCAACTCTGTTGCAGTTTTTTCTGGTAAGTAAGTTAGTTTTACATTAACTGTTACCGAATGTGTATCGTGTTCAACTCTTATATCTGAATTGTTTACTTCAAACCTAGGATCATAACTTATTACTGTATTAACTTCTTCTTCAATAGCATCTTGTGTTTCATCATCTAGCGGTTCAAACACATATAATTCTAAGTCGCAACCAAATTCTGGGTCAGACCATTTCTCACCCTTACGGATTTTAAAATGATTCAGTAGGTCTTGTTTGGCTAATTCTAAGCCACTCAGACGGTTACTTGTATAGGGTTGATTAATAGTTGTGTATCCAAATATATTGCTCATACAACTATTTATGCAAAAGATTAACTAGGTAGATAATGGTTCTATAATTAGCTTATCTTCTTGCCAATGTATGTACTTTTGCCAAGCTGCATCGGGTATTGTGAGTGTATGATGCTGGTAAGCATAGTTTATTTGGTACCACGAAGGGTGTGTTGGTCGTTGCATAGGTAAAGGATATAAGCTATCACCTTTCTTTACATTGCATGGACCACATGCAGTAACACTATTTTCCCATGTTAGTCTTCCACCTTTCGA